GGATCTCTATCATGATATGGTTGTTTGTAATCTTTTGATGCTGCTTCATCTAAAAAACAAACAACTAATAAATTTCTTTTAGTTGCAGCTGGTGGTTGTCCTATTGTAGCATAACCATTAAATATTCCTCCAGAAGTATCATTACCTAATGTAGCTGTTGCAACTGTCTCACCTGCATTACCAAAAGAATGCATAGATATACCATTATCTTGTGCCCATTTTATTATTGACCAAAATTTATTAGGATTTGGATTACCTGCTACATCTTGAGGAAAAGTAGCATCAGCAGCACTTCCGCAATCTACTAAACCATGATTTCTTCCAGGTATTGGATCTACATTGACAGGTTGACCATTAACATTAGATCCTGTACCACATAAATTTCCATTAACATCTACTGTACCATTACCACCACAACTACCTGAATTATTAAAAGAACCTGTTAATGCTTGTGTTCCCCAATCTAACCATCTTTCTCCTTGTACTGCTGTATGATATACTGTTATACCACCACTATTATTACTAGAACCAGAACATGCAGAATCTCCACTTTCTTGAGCAAAGTTTGCAATTACTTGATCTACCCAATCTACTGCAGCCGCATATGCTGCTTGAACTTGTGGAACACCTAATGATGTTGTATCATAATAAAAATAAATTTCAGCATCATCTTGTGAAATACCACACAATGCATCAACCCAAGCTGGTCTATTATTATCATCTTTAGCACCTGTAGGAGTTGGAGGTTTATATGATGTTTTTGTAATTTTTATTGACTCATAAGGAGTTACTTTAGCATCCTGATAATCACAAATATATTTATCTTTTATATAGGAAGGAAGATTAGAACCACAACAAGATCCAATACCATATCTTTCGTGTCTATATTTTTTAAATATCTCATCAGCAAATCCACGTTCAGTGTTAATTTTTTGTATGATATTGTCTTTTTTTGGTTCCATTTTATTTTTTTATTCCTGCTTCTAGTGATGCTTCATATGCATTTTGACATCCTTTATGTATTATTTGTCCATTTGATGCTGTTGTTTGTTGACATCCGCATCCTATTGGTCTTTTGCAATGTGCACAATTTTTTGCTGCCATTTTATTATTTATTGGTTTAACATGTTGGACAAGTTATCTTGTCTAATTTTCTTTTAGCAAAATTATATAATTCTAGACCTGCTTGCGGGCTTGCACAGTATTCAACTTTTGCAACAGCAGCATCTATATAAACTCTAATATCACTTAATTCATCTAATAGTTTTTTTCTTTCAGATGTTGGAACACATGGAGTAATATCTAATTCACATAATTTATCATAATATTGTTTCATTATGTTTGTGATTCTTAAATGATTGTACTCAACATAAGCTTTATCATGAGGACTAACTTGGTATCTTATAATATATAAACCATCTGGTATAATGGCTCTATTTGAATTACAACCTTTTGTTTGCACATTTAAAGCACATGCAGTAACAGTTAAATCAAAACCTTTACCTACTTTTATAAGTGCTGGCTGGTTAAATCCAGGAACTGTTATTAACAATTCTGGACAATCTACTTTTAAATTTTTTGCATAAGTGCTTGTGTCCTTAATACTGAAAACTTCAGGATTTGACGTATGAAGAACTTCTAAGCTTAAAATGTGTTTAGCTGCCATAATATTATTTTAGTCTATGATACAAAGAGTATCTACTAATAATATACAAAATTAATTAATTAAAAGAAAAAAAAAGAGTGAGAATATTTCACCCACTCTTTTTAAAATTAATTTAATTAACTAACTATTATACATAATCAATAAGAGCTACTCCAGTCTTATCACTTATTGAATTCCACAATTTATCCATCTTAGCTAAGAATGGATTAACCTCTGATCCTACTTTACAAGGAACATAGAATACATATAAATATTGATCATTATCAAATACTCCAGTTGGATTGTTAAATCTTGGAACTGAGTGTTGTAGGTAGTAAGCTGCATAAAATGCTGTTCTATCTACTGCTCCAGTACCACAACCAAGTAATGCGTCACCATGCTGAATATCTCTAAATCTAGCAGAGTCTTTATTACCTTGATTCCATCCACCATCTTGTCTGTATCTTCCTTCAAGAATAATTTCTTCAATTACTCTTTCTCCTGTAGTTTCATTTTTAGTTGAAACTGCAAATGCAGTATTCTTACCAAAGTCAGTAACAGCTACACCAGATACAGCAGCAGTCATACATGTATTAGTACATGCATTACCATCGTCATCTACTGGAGATACTGAAACTTTTAATGGAGCAACTCCATAGTGATCTCTTGTATCATACGAACAGTTATCAAAATAAGTTGCAGTGTAGTCAATAACTAACTTCAACTTGTTATTACCAGAACCACCAGCTACAGCTGAAGCAGTAATAAATGGATTCAATAAAGGATCTTCATTGATTCTTTCTACCCAATGAGCTACAACAGTTGCACCAGGAACATCATCACCACTAGCACAGCACTCTCTGTAGTCTAAAGTAACATAAGAAAATCTGTTTAAGAAACGTAATGCTTCATCTCCTTTAATATCAATTCTTAATTGATTTTGATCAGTAGTAGAACCATTACATTTTAAACATCCATCAGGAACTTCAATTTCAATGTATTGAGAAGCTCCATCAACACAGTCAGCTTTCCAAAGACCTGTTACGTAATTCTTTTTAATTACTTTTGTTTTAATTGATTCAGCATAACCACCTCTTTTTGGGTTATTACCTAATGAGTCAGTTTGGTTGTAGTTACCAAACACTAACATAAATTCAGCTGGAAGAGCACCAGTATTAGTAGTAGGAAATACAACTGTTTGATAAGTATTTGCGTCTACTAAACCTAATTGCCCTGCAGTTAAAGTACCAGTAGCTTGGCCAGTAAGTGCCTCTTCACTAGTAACTACAGCTGACTTTACATAAGCATGATTAAAATAAGCCATTTTTATATTGCCCCTTTTCTATCAGAGGACTTTTTTAATTACAAAAAGAATGGGTTTATTAAATCCAAGATAAAAGTACCCAAACCTAAACTCTTATCCCTTCTATATTAATATACTAATATTTTTTCTTTTTAATTCTCTTTTTCTTCTTTTTTGTGCTACCGCCTTTTTTATATACTGACTTAGCCATTACTTTTGCTGCTTTAGGTTTCTTTGCATTCATAATTAATTATTTTTATCTGCTTGTTGTGCTCCTCTAATATAATTATTTGCATCATTAATATCTCCTGCTATAATAGCACAAGCTTCATCAATAATTAATTCAACTATATCATCTTTAAATTCTGGTTCTACATCTGCTGCAGAAATAACATTTAAATATGGATCAGAACAACCTGCTATTTGAATATTTCTAGGTTTTCTATAAAATGTAATTCTTGGATTTACAATATCAAATTCTCTTTTATAAATCCTAATAGTATTATTAGCTAGTGTACAAAATGTTTCACCCCATTCAAAATCAGGTCTTTTTAAAGGATCTCTTAAAATAACATCAATATTAGCTTCTTCTGCTAAATATACTGTCATTGATCTAGGATCTTTTTTACAACATTCTGTTGTTGCATCTGTGTCAACCCTTTTAAATTCTAAATAATTATCTGGAAAACTAGTTCCTAAAAAATAATCTGTTTGAACAGAACCTAATATTGGTTGCGTAGAAAGAAGGATTTGAAGATCATCTATACGTCTTTTAGATGCTTCATCACCTTCTCTATATGCATTTGTACCATGAAGTTGTTTTCTACACCATTCAATTTGTGCTTTATTAAAAGATTCAACAATTTGCCAACATTCTATGTTATCATAGTCATTACTAGCAAGCTTGTTAAGCCTTTGTCTAAACTTTATTTGTAGTGTAGTAATATTCATTTTTAATTAACTAATAGATTATCAACACTTTGTTTTATATCCATTAACATTTCATCATTAACAGGGTTCTTTAAAAATTCAACAACACCTTCTCTTGTTGTTTCAATTTTAGTTCCTGATTTCTTTTCATATATATAACCATCTGACTTAGTAGTTAATATATTAAATGCTAAAGCATCTTTTACCATAGAGTGCATCATTAATGATTCAGTATCCATTTTAGCAGCATTTACAAAGTTTTTTGCTGCTTGAATAGAATTAGACTCTCTACCATTTCCATTTATATATCCATCTGCATCTTCATATAATACATCTAATGGAGTAGATTGAGTATACTGAGCACTGTTATATGTTAATACTTTAACAACATGCATTAGTCTAACTTTATCTTCATCATATAGATTACTAAGAATACCAAAAGCTTTATTTCTTATTTTAGTATCTTTAGTTCTTGTACTTGCTGTTTCAAGAACTTCATCTAAATAAAATTTATATTTTCCACTTCTTTTAGCAGTTTCTAAATTTGGAGCAATCATTGAAAATCCTCCAGCTTTAATTGCTAATAGTTTTATTCTATCATATGGATCAACTTTTGGATCAATAAATACAGGCTCATTTCCTGCTTTAATAGTAATCTTATTCCAAAACTCACCATTATTTGGTTTGCAGACTTCTACCTTACTCCAAAATTCAGGATCATCTACATCTATAACATTAGTTGCTAATTCTTTTTCTAATTCTGCAACATGCTTTCTAATTTCTTTTATTTTAGCTTTTTTTTCATTTTCAGGTAATGTTTTTACTTCAGGAGCAAATTCATTTAAACCTGTTACATATCTTACTATACCGTTTCTTTCTAAAGCAGCAATGCTTTCACTATGAAAAGCACCTTCATGTAAAGACATGTTATATTTTTCTAATCCCATATTATCTTGATCAGGATTAAAATATGCACGGATAGCAATAGCACCATCTTTTACAGCATTTGATTTTTCAAAAATAGTTACGTCACTCATTTTTTTTAATTTTTAATTAGTTTTTAATTTGGTTTAAAGAAATATGGAGGAGCATAAAGCTCCCCCGTATCTCATGTATATATAGATTAGAATGATCCTCCAGTAACTGGGTTTCTCATAACAATCTTAAGAACCTTAGTTGGGTCTTTAACCCATACAGCAGGCATGGTTTGTGTCATCATTACACGATAACCATTGAAGTGTCCTGAAGAAGCAAATCCTTGAGTTCTTCCCATGTAGTCCATAGTACCATTTTGGTAGAACCACTTAAGAGCATTATCCCAAGAAAGTTTCAATAAGTAAATGTTGTCATTTCCTTCATCAGTTACATCAAAGATAATGAAGCTGTAAGAAGATAATGGACGACCATCTACTAATGGATTTTCAATGTCATTAGTGTGTAAGTTGTCAAACGCAGGATTTAGTACAAACTTAACATTAGCTAAGAAAGGAATTACAAAGCTAGTGTAAGCAAATCCAAATCCTAAATCCATACCAGAACCAGTAATTGCACCAATGTTATCAGCATTAGTAATCATACCGTTAGCACCATTAGCTTCTGCAGCAATTGCAGCATTAACTAATTGCATACCACCGATACCAGTTTGTACAATTAATTGTCTCTTTGGATCTGGACCATCAAACTCAACTTTACCAGCATAGAAGTTATAAAGTTCATTTTTGAACATATCTAAGCTAAATGCTGATTTGTTGTATACACGTTTAAATGAGTTATCTAATTGTTTCCAAAGACCTACAGAAAGTCTGATGTCATCTGGACCGTCTTGTCTAACTCTACCACCATGACCCCACATTAAGTAACACTCAATGTCATTAGCAATTTTAGTAAGGTGTGCTGCTTCAAGAGACGTTAAGAACGTTCTAGAAAGAGAACCATTATCAAATGCTTTCTTAATGTAGTCTTTACCCATTGCTCCAGCAATAGACTCAATAGAATCTAAAGAAGGATCTAGGTTTTTGTCAAAGTTTCTCCAAATTTCAGTTACAGGTACAGTACCATCAGCATTCATACCACCTTTGATCATAAGATCTGCACGTGATGAAACTGAATAGTGTACGTGTGCTTCAGCTCCTCCAACAAAGTTGTAGAACTCTCTGAATCCTGCTCCAGTTGAAATATCAGAGAATCTTTCTCCGTATTCACCTCTTGCAGAACCTTTTCTGAAGAACTTAGTTCCTGCAGCTAGATACTTAAGATCAATTCCAGTACCTGATGCATTGTTAACTAAAGTACATGTATAAACCCATCCATCACCTACAGGAACGATGTCATCTGCAGTAATGTAGAATTCAAGACCATTGTACTTATCATAAGTAATGATGTCACCATGACCAAACTCTCTTTTAGATAGTCTGATTTTAAAAGGTGCACCATCCGCTCCGTCTCCTGCTCTTGTTTCTGCCAAAGCCCCCATAGACATTGGTAAAGATTGAGAAACTGGAGTCTGCCATTTGTACTCACCTCTAGCATTGTCCACCATGATTGTGTTCTTACCACCAAACGATGCCATTTGATACAAAGGCATTTCTACCTTTTGCGTCATAGCCCACAGTTCCACTGGACCCATGTCCATTGGCTCTGCATCACCAAGCATTTGTGTTAAGTGATATGAATCAATATGAGAACTAGCCTGGTAAGAAGTGTCTCTTAGAAAGAGACCGTTGTTTAAAACCGGTGTTGCCATTTTTTCACTTTTTAAAATTAATAATTATTGTTGTTGTTAAAATCTTTTAAATATGTTTTGACTTCTAGGAAGTGTTCTTTTTGTTGAACTTGGCTTTTCATTTGATGTTACACCACCACTTGCTGCTTTTTTAGTTGACTGAGCAGTTTTTAATTTTCTAACTGTTTGTTCAACTGCTTTATTAGTTCCTTTAGACATAAGTTGATCTTTATATCCTTTTGGATCTGCTAAAAGCCATAATGCTTCTGTAACCAAATTATAGTTTGGTTCAACAAATTGATACTTTTCTAGTAAGTGTCCTAATAAATTGGTTTGTGAGCCATTAATAGATGGATAAGCTGGATTAACTAATCCGTTATATAAAAGAGCTTGAGTCTTTTTATTAACTTTCATATCACCTACTTTACCATCTTTAAGTGTATTATACACATTGGCCATATAGTTTTCTGATGCTTTTTGTTGTTGAGCTTTTAATTGTTCTTGTTGTTGCAATTTTCTTGCAATAACTTGCTCTTGCATTTTATCTAATTTTGGTTTAAACTTAGATGCTTGCTTTTCAAGTTTACCTAAATCTTTCCAAATTTCAATTTCTTCTTGAATATCTTCTGCACTTCCATAACCTGTAGCAGTTAAATATTCTCTTACAATATGTGCTTGACCATCTTCAGTTTCTAACGTTAAATCACGCACTTCTTCTGCTTGTGCTAATGCACCAAATAAACCTTTAAGATCTGTACCACCATCAGCTACATATTTTGCAGCAACTTGTAATTCTTGTGGTAAACTATTAAAAAATTGTTTTGGTGTTTCTCTTCTAACTTTGTTAGCTCTCTCATCCATATTAGCTTGGATAAGCTCTTTCCAATCTTTTGCAGTATAATCATCTAATTCTTTATCATCATCAAATGGAATAATTTGCTCATCATCAATCATCTTTTTGAAGACATCAGCCATATTACTCATTCTTTTTCTACCTGATACAGTTGATTTTTCATCTTCAGATTCAGCTAAATCTAAACCTTCATTTAAAATTTCATCAACTTCTTCTTTAGAAACAGTTTCTTCTTTAGTTGTAACTTCTTCTTTTTTAACTTCTACTTCTTCAACTTTAGCTTCTGTTTCTGTTTCTTTTACTTCTTCTTTTGTTTCTTCAACTACAGCTTCAGTTTCTGGTTTATCTAAAAATGATAAATCTACTGCTTCTGCTTTTGAAAACACATTAGGTTTTTTTGTTTCTGGAGTAACAACAGAATCAGCACCTGGAGCACCGTTAAAGATCTCATCCAAGTTTACATCTACTTCTTGTACTGTTGTCGTTTGTTGCATTTTTTCTGACATAATTATATGGTTTTATTGTTATTTACTGGTTATTACATATATAATATACAAAAGTTTTGTACCATAAACCATTTAAATTTAAAAAAAAAGAAAGATTTTTTGTAGTATATAGCTAAGTATGTTATTTCTTCTTCTTTTTATTAGATTCAGTAGTCTTTTCTACATCATATTTGTTTTTATTTTCTCTTGCAATCTCTAAATTTTTCTCAGCTATTTGTCTTTGTGTTGCAAGTTTTTCTCTTTCAATCTGTAATTTTGACTTATCAAAAGATGTTTTAGTATTTTGTTGTTCACGTTTAAAGTTCATTTGCTCTCTGTACTGATCTCTTTCACGTATTTCTTTTAGTGCATCTTGATAATCACTTTGTTGATTTTGATTTATATCTTGCATAGCTCCATATCCTGCAGATCTAATTTCAGCAACAGTAATATCTTTTTGAATCATCTTATCTAATTTTTGAGATTCAAATTGTCTTTGTGCTTCTGCTTCTTGAGCTGCAGCTTGCTGTTGTTGTTCAGCCATTTGCTGTTGTTGTTGCATTTGTTGCTGTTGTTGCTGTTGTTGTTTAGATTCAGCATCTTTAAGAACATCTGTAACTTCTGCTATGCTTGTAGCTTTAATAACATTACCTAGATCATATATAGATGCTCCAGTAGTATTATTAGTAAGAGCCATTTGTTTTAGTTGCTCTAGTATTTGTCTATGATTAGTTTTAGTAGTACAAAAAACATTAAAATCTCTTAGTAAAAGTTTTGTACCATTAATTTGGAAATTAACTTTTTCTGCTTCAGAAGTAATATAACTTAACCTAACAGAAGGATTAGTACTATGATAATATTGAGATAAGTCTGTTCTCATTTGATGTACACGTGGCATTAGATGATCTGAATGTTGTGTAAAATACATTTCAGTTTGAGCATATGATTGATTCATAGCTTGTGTTACACCTGTTGCTGTTTGTTGTGCTATTGCACCACCTAAACGTTGTGGATTAATACCAATAGATTCAAATGCTTGATTTTTAAAATGATTTGCTAATTGAATTCTAGACATTAATCTATTTGTTTGTTCTAGATTTAATGTTTGGTAATGATTAAAGTTTGTAGCATTTTCTGTGTTTGTAATAGAAGTATCTAATGGCATCATACCAAAGTCTTTCATTGCTACATAAGCTTTTGCTAAATTATTTTTACCCCAGTCTTCACCCATAGAATGACGTGGTAATGCATTTTGATCAAACATAATAACAGTTCCTAGTTCATCCACTAGAATGTCTGCTATTTGATTATTAACCATATTGTATCCAATTTGATATGGTTTCATTAAATCTACTAATGATGTTGATCTTGTATTTCTATCTGAAAATACTCTTCCTTCTACAGGTAGTTTACATCCATATAATGAATTATCACCTTTAAACTGATATTCAATTCTTCCAGGCTTTTGTTGGTTAATACCTAAATAAATAGGTTGTTCATCACTTGTATCATTTCTCCATGATGTTGGTCCATTAGGTCCAATTTTAACACCACCCCAAACTTCATTAATCCAAAAATAATCTATGTGTTCTCCTTGAATTAAATTTTCTTTTGTTTTTTGTTTAAATAATTTAGTATTATAAACAGGTTTATCAGTTATTTTATATGTTTCATCAACAATTTCTTGAATTAATTGACCATCATCAGTAATTCTAGTTAAGTGTCCAACTTTTCTTTGTGTCTTCCAATAACATGTTGTAACACGCATCATGTTATAATCACCCCATGTACTAATATCATCACCTTCTGATAGTATAGCTTGAACAACATCTCCTCCATACTGACTAGCATTCATATCAGTATTACTAATTAATTTTCTATATGCTAATCCAGGAGCTTGTGTATTCCATTTGTGTGATCTAGTTGGATCATAATATGATCCGTCATTCTGATGACCATTATCTAAATATATAGAATTTGCTGCAGGATAAATACGTTCTAATGATGTAAGTTGATCTTCAGTCATTAAATAACCATACATGTCAATTACATCTGCAACACTCATCATATCACATTTACCAACAAAGTTAGAATCAGATATATATCTTGAGTCAGGAGATTTTTGATAAAATGTTAATGCAGGATTCCAAAGTTCTACTTCATAATCATCTTCCATCATGCGGAAATGCCAAAACTCTCTATCACAAATAAGCATATCTTTAAATGCTCTTTCTTCTAGTTCTTGCATTTTAAATCTTTCTTCATCAACATTTAATTGATGATGAGCCCATTCTTCTACTAAGCTTCTATAATCTTTTGAAAAGAAATCTTGTATTTCAGGAAGTGTTTTTAATTTTTCTGGTGCAATATTTTGTTGAAATTCTTCTGATTCAGGATTAGCACCTTGCTGAATCATTTTCATAATCATTTGATTTCTTGCATCTGACAATAATGTTTCTTCAATTTGAATTCTTTTTTGTTCAAGCATTTCATTGTAAGATGTATCATCAACAGCTCTAAATTGAACTTTAGAATATCTTTTTGCAAATTCTCCAGTAAGAACATTAATTACATTTGGTATGATAGGATAAAATTTTAATTCTAAAGCTGTTTCATCTTCTTTAGTTAAAATATTAATAAGATCTGTGTAGTCATTATCATCCTCTATAATGTAATCTGTTTTATCAATAATACCTTTTGCTAACTTATAATTTTTTAAAATTCTTCTAGCATTATCTCTAAGATAATCAAGACCTCTTTTTTCAAGCCAATCTAAATTCCACGAAGCCCACTGCTCATTCTTATCTTTAGCAGGTAAAAATTGTAGTGGTTGTGTTAATGATGCAGATACATGACGACCTTCTGCTTTTGCACCATTTTTTAATTGCATTGCACTTAATACTTTCATTCTATTCTTGATTATAAATTAATTCTTCATCATTCATGTATGTGTTATAAACAAATATATATTGAATATAAGTATATTCATTTTCACACGTAGCAGTTGTTACCCAATCATACATTACTTTATATTTTTAAAAGGATTTCTTCTTTTTTTAACTACACTACTATTTTTTCTCCTTCCTAAATTACTAAAAGGTCTCATAGATAATTTATACAAATTTTGTGAATTATCCAAAGATTCTAGTGATTTATCTCTCTCTTTACGTTTAACATAGCCTCTATTTGCTTGTTGCATCTTTGCAAATGCTACTAATGCAGCAAATGATACTAATCTATCTACGTTTAAACCAGGGTAGTATTGTAACATTTCTGTAATAAGCATTTTATCAGGAATTCTTTCAACTCCATACTTTACACTTAATACTTCTCCGTTATCATCTAACTCTTCATCTATTGATTCTCTAATAAATTCAATAGCATAAGATATAAGATGACTTTTAAATAGTGTGCCTGTATTTTTCCAACCATATTCTTGAAATACATTACTATTAGAACCAAGATCTTTTAGGAACACCATTTGTGATTTTGGTACTAAATATTTTTGTTTTCTTTTTGAAATCATATATTGGATAAATAATGATATGTTATTTTCTACAATAGTCCATGCATTATACCATTCAATGATTCTTTCTAATTGTTCATGTGTTTTACTTATATCATCATATCTACCACACCATGTTGCAACTATTTTATCTCCTTCTATAAATGTTTCTAATCCTTCTGGTGTTTCTTTTGTTACTTCTATAGGATTTTTATAAACAATAATACTACATAAAGAATCTGATGTTGTTGTTTTACCTTCTGACACAGGGTCAATAGATGCATAATATGTTCCAAACTGAGGATTTTTTATAGGTCTTTCCCATACAGTTAGTACACCGCCTTTATCCTCTCTTTTCTTATTTACTGGAAATTCAGATATAGGAGTTCTATTTGATTTAATAGGTTTAATTCCTTTTTCATCTCTTTCTAATTCAATAAATTCATATGAATATTTTTTATGTTCTATTCTTTGTAATTGTTTAGTAAGAAAACTTTGAGGAAATATGGATGCTTTTCTATATGCAAAAGCTTCTGCAATGTTTCTAGGTTTTTGAGATATACGTAATTGGTATTGTTCTGGATCTAATTCATCTTTCCATTCTTGTCTTTCTATATCTATAGCTTTTAATGACTCTTCTATAAGTGAGTTACCGTACTTATCTATAAAAGGAGGCATAGACCATTGTTCAGGTATAAATAAACCTGCAATACCAATAGTGCCTTTATCATCTATTAAATCAGTTTTAACACCTAAGATACCATTAGCTTCTGGTTGCATAATCATTTTCTTAAGTGGTTCACATTGATCTAGATCACCCACAGAACCAGCTGCTATAAATTGTCCAGTAGTAATCATACCTGATGACATTGCAGGTCTAATATATTCATATGTCTGATCCATCTTAGGAGCAATACCAGCTTCTTCATGAAAAAAGTAAGTACAAGGTCCACCTACACCTGTTGTTGCATTTTTTTCAAATGATGCACCTTGAATTTTAGATCTAAGACCTCTTTGAGTTTTTCTATTATTAACTCTTACTTCAATTTTTTGTTCCCACAAAAGAACTTTATCTGGATTGTTTGGTCTATACCATGCAGTATGTTGATTAAGAAATGTTGCATATTCATCTAAAAATTTCCAAGAACCTTTATCATTAATATAATCTTTTAATGATGCACCTATCTTACATATTGATCCTTCTTCAAACCAATATTGATTAACAATTTTTGCCATATGAAAATAAGAAGAAGCAATCTGACGTTTTTTAAGAATAGCTACGTGTTTATAATTTACTTCAGCCATAATTTCATAAAGAGCCATATGGTATTGAGCATCTCTTATTTTAGCAAAACCATATTTTTTTTCTTCTTTATCAAAAATAGGTAAAAAGTTTAACCACATATAATAGTCTCTAGTTATATACCAAGTATCTTTTTTACCATGATATATTACACCTTCTCTACATTTATTTTTTTGATCATTCCAATACTGAATAAAATCTTTTGATCTAAAAGGTTTATCACAATAGACTCCATCAGTATTAAATTTAACTGCTTGTTTATTAAATAGCAGTGCAGTTTCATCAAAATTATATTTACCAGGCTCCTTAAAAATAGAATCAATAAAAGATCTAAAATCCTCTATTGATTCAAATTTAGTTTCTGACCATTTGCCATTTTTATATGTTGGTATTGTTTTATACATCTACAACTTTAGCAACTATATCTTCTTTACGGAATAATAAATGTTCTGATCCTTCTGACTCAATAGACATTGGTGTACCAAACTCACTTATTCTAACATCATCCCCAGCTTTTATTTCTGTTACATCTTCACCTACAGATATAACTTTACCTGTCAAAGGATCTTCTTGTGCAGAATCCGGAATATAAATTCCTGTATTACCATAAGTTTCTTTTTTTTCATGAAGTTTAATTAGGACTTTGTTACCTAATGGAATAATTTTTTGCATTTTTATAGTTTTTATAGTTATTACATTTGATCATAAGCCAAGCCTTGTCCACCACGTACTTGACTTTTTTGTTCATCTTTCATATCATTATATGCTCCTTTAAATGATTGTCTTATTTGTTCAAATTTAGCAGCAGTATTTACTAATGATGTTAAGTTACCATCTCTACCATGTTCTATAGATGTGGTTTCCATATATCTTGCTAATCTATCTAACATAGATTTAATACCTTTATATGCTCTATATGTAGGTGTTTGATATAAATCTTCACAAAATCTAATAGCATTTCTTATTGATTCATCTTCTGGTGATTCTTCAAGTTGTATCTCATCTATAATTATTTCTTCTTTTTCATGCTCAGGCATATTAAAGAAAGGATTCATATCAGGATCAGGACATGTCATATAAAAAATATATAAATAAACCTGCATGTGTGTATCAGGATATTTATTCATAATATTTTTTAAAGTTTTTAATGAATAACAATGTTCTGATGGTATTACTTTACCATTTTGTACATCAAATAATTTTGCTAGCATAGTGGGTTATCTTTAATCCACATTATAAGACTTCTTACTTCATCTTTTAAATATGGTAAGTGATACATTTTAATTTCTTTAATAATAGGTTCTCCATTAGAATCATACTTATTTATTGGATAACCATATTCATCATCTTTTTCTTTTTCAAAAGATACATGTTGTATTGTAAGTTTTCCAGGCTTTAATTTTGGATTATGTTTAAGAATAATATACATATATAAACTTAATTGTATATTATAATGGTTTAAATTACAATCATCAAGATGAGTTAAAGGTTTAAACATTTTAGATGTTATACCTTCCCAGTTTACAAAACCTTTTTCTTTTATCTCTTTATTTGTTTTATAATCTGTAATGTTTACTTTTCCATTAACTACTTCTACTAAATCTGCTTGACCACAAATACATGCAGATTTAAGATAAGCAAAGTGTTCTGGATAAACACCAGGCTTTAATTTTTGATCAGGAGCTATTTTAACACCATTAGCATCAACTATTGGTTTTATAATAGGTATTTCTATACCTTCACGTTCTATTGTCTTAAAATCAAGCATATCAGATTCTCTTTGATTATGATACCAATTACCTAAATCTATAGCTCTTTTACTTTCTTTATCCCAAATATTTATAACTTCTTTAGGTTTAAGACCATACCACTTTGAACGTTTATTTTTACAAGATTTTTTTGCAACTCCTTCTTTATCAAATTTAGGTTTAAACTTGGCAATAAAAGAAGTTACACTTGTCCAGTTAATTTTATCTTTATCTAGATTTTCATCTAAACTTTGATATATGTGCCCATCTTCTTTAAATACTACAGCCATGATTATTTTAAATTTGGATTATCTTTATAAATTTGATTTATATTATCTTCATCAGCTTTTTCCATTATTTTATCCCATTTTTTTTGTGGACATGAGCTAGATAATGATCTAGTTTTAAAAGCTAAACTACAACCACAGTCAGAACAACAAGGTTGAGTACCAGGAGCAGCACAGTTATTACCTTTTAAATCTAATGCAGAACATTCTTTACAAATTGAATATCTATCTCCAGCAATAATTTCAACATATTCTTTTTTCCATATCTTGTTTTTCATGCCTTCATAAACCTCATCTAAATGTTTTATTGCATTTAATAATTTACTTACTTTCATCTTTCCAATTTTTTTTATTAGTTATTTCTTTATCTATACGTATTAAAGCTTTTTCCATTTTAATAAGCTTTTCTTTTACGGGTAAATGTTTTCCATAACCAGAATAGGTTGTTTTTTCCATATTACCTAACATATCTTTATGTCTTTTAATAGATTTTTCTAATCTATTTTTTCTTATTATAAAAGTACCTAAATTTGGTAAAAGAATTCTTGTATTATCTAGTTCTTCTAAGTGTTTTCTTACTTCACTATAAAAAAATCTTACAAACTCTTCTACCAAATTTTGATGTACTTCACACTCATTTGCAACATCCTTATAGAATGTTTTATAAGTTTTAGGTTTAATATTATTCTTCAACACTAAGAATTTTATAATCTAGTAAAATAGTACCATCAACTTGCAATTGTATGTCATCTGATAAAAGAATTTTTTTATTATCTTTTTCAATTAGCCCTTTACTTTTAGCCTTTTGAATTGCATTTCTGCAAGATTGTGCACTTTTAAATATTTGTTTTTCTGAAATGACTTTACAAAATTTATTTAATTCTGTATTTTTTAATTTACCTAATTCAGCTAAACATTCTAAATCAGCTTTGCTAATTTGTATATCATTTAAAAAGCAATAAGTAACTATTTGATATTTAATAATATCATCTTTAGATACTTTAATTCTTTTATCAACTTTTTTTACGACAGCCATGTTTTTACAATATCATTGCTGTTAAGTAGAGTATAAGTAAAACTGTTACTCCAAGTATCTCTTGCTTTTCTCATGATTTTCATGAAAAATCTCCAATCATCATTATCAGCAATTACTTGGCATCCAGCTGACCACTTATCAATCTGTGTTGACTTTTTACCAGCATATTTTGTAGCTCTATGAATGTTTATACCAAACAAACCTGTATCTAAATTTTCTGTATTTAAGTTATAAACATCATCTCTATTATTATCTCTATATACAGTAACAGGTTTACATTGACCTAAAGCTTCATATCTACCTTGATGTTTTCTAATTTTATGAGATCCTCTATATTGTCCTTCTTTAAGTATTGCAGTACCTTTTGATTCAATAATAGGAGCATCCATATAGTGTGATCCAGGATCAGTTGTGCAATCAAATTCATAATACTTCCATACTCCATCTTCTTTAAAAGATATAGTCATAGTATCATCAAACTCATTTGTAACACGTCCTGCAGTTTCAGCATTTCTAATTCCTACAATATTTACATTGTAATCACCAGTATCAAACCATTTATAACCTTTTTTTTCTAAGGTTCTTTTTATTTGTTCTTGACTATACCTCATCTGACACCTTTTTTAAAGTTCTTTTTACAGGTACTTCATCAGGTGTTGCATTAGATTCTTCAGTACCAGCTGCCATTGCTTGTGCTAAAAACATTTGTGCTTGAACTCTTTCAGCTCTAGCTTTTTCTATGTCTCTTAGACACTCTTCATATTCTAATTGTGATTTTAAATGCACAATGTTTTCTTTGTAGAAGGCTGTTAACTCTTCTCTTTTTGCTGCCATTTCTTCTTCAGACAGTTCAATTTTTTCTTTTGCCATTTTTTTAGTTTTATGGTTAATATACATTACAAATATACAAAAAAATAAACAATAAAGGTTTACTTTTTTAAAATACTTTAAAAATTAAATAATAAAAGTTTAGTTTTACTAGTGATAACCGTTTAAAAGATCAAGCAGTTCTTCTATAGCATCATGTCTATGAGAATCTTCTAATACTGTTTTATAAACATGGTTAGAATTTACTAGTTTTGACATGTCATGATACGCTGAATAGTTCTTATCTTTTAAGTCTATTTGATATGAGTCACCACAAAAGATCATTTTAGAGTCTTTACCTAGTCTTCCAATAGCCATTGCTAGTTGACTTCTAGTTAAGTTTTGGAACTCATCTACTATTACAATGGAATTATCAAATGTACGGCCTCTAAAATGCGCCAGAGAACATAATTCAATACTTTCTTCTTTCTCCATTTTATCTAATAGTTGAGGTTTGTTATAAACTTTTCTCATATTAGATCTAATAGGTACTAACCATGGTTCCATTTTTTCACGTTCAGAACCAGGAAGAAAACCATTATCTTCTGTTGATACAGTAGGTCTTGTGATTATAATTTTATTATACTGACGTTTAAAAAATTGATCTAATGCTATCTGTACAGCTAAAAGTGTTTTACCACTACCAGCTCTACCAACAATAAAATTGTAAGGAGTTTTTAAAATTTCAGTTTTGGCTTTTTTTTGTTCATTAGATAATGTTATTGAAAATCTAATGGCTCCTTTTGGTGGAGTCTTTGCTTTGTTTGCCGTGGGCATAATACAAAATTTATGTTACTTATTTGTATTAAACTTGTCTCTTAGCTTAATACACTTTTCAAAATCATCTTTTTCTGCAAAATAATCTATCAAATTTTGCACATCATCTTCAGTAGGTACATCTGTTATATCATGCATGAATATAAATGACTCTATTTTTTCTAAATTAACAACATCTTCTATCTTTTTCCCTCCTATAAGAAGGTAATACGAATTAGTAAATGCTTGATGAATGAATTTTTCTTCATTTCTTAATTGTTCCATTTCTGTCATTTTGCTGTATTCATCGTAACTAAAACTCATGTTGTTAATTTTTTTAGCTGCAAAGTTATAAAAGAAATTATATAACTTGCAAGTGATTAATAAATTATTTTAATTTTGGTACTAATGTTGCTCCTTGATTTAAATTTTGAAATATATTACCAAATCCAGATTGTGTAGGTATTGGTTGTCCTATTAAACTTTGTGTATTAGGGAATTTAGTACGTATAGGATTTAAAAGACTATAATTTGGTAATTGTTGAGAAAATCCTGCAAAACTTTCATATTGTTGTGGACTAAGTGTAGGATTTAAATTAGGATATTTAATTCTAAAAGCATCTAATGTTGATGGTGTAATATTTCTTTGCGGTAAAATACTTTTACTAAATTGACCTGGATATACTTTACCAAAATTTAATCCTCTATTTAATTTAATAAGTGATCCTGGTGCACCTATGTTATATAAAGCTAAATTACCAAAATCACTTGCTGCATCTCCATATTCACCTTGTGCTATATTACTTATCATTGATGGTCCGTATTTTCCAGTACCATATGCGCCAAATCCAACATTAGCAGCATCACCAACTGTAAAAGCTCTTGCAGCATTTGGATTAAATATTCTTGGTGCATATTTTGCTAATGGTGTATTTAGGAAATTTAAAGCTTTTGGTAATGCATAAGCACCTGCCATAACTAAAGCACCTGCTTTTATATTATCTGGATTAGTTGGACTAAAATTTAAAAATTGCTCATTAACTTTACTAAAATCATTAGTTCTTTCTGCTTCTTGATACATAGATTGTAAACCTGGAGATGCATTTAACATAAACATAAAGTTAGGAGGTACCATGTTTTTTTGCATTAATTTAAATCTTTCCGTTTTTAATCTAGCATCTTCTCTTTCTTTATCAGTTCTATTATCTTGATCAAGATATGTTTGTCCAGGATATTCTACTCTTCCAGTTTCACAATTAAAATAATCTCCTTTTTCTTTTTTCATTTTAGCACACCAATTATCTATTACTTCTTGGTGACGCTCAGGATTAGTTAATGAACTTACATATTTATTATTTTCTTCATCATAAATTCTATCACCATATATATCAGCAGTATTAGCATGCATTATGTGAGGAAGTCTTTCTTCATAATCAGCAATCATTTGTTCAAATGCTTTAGGATTTGCATCTAAATATGCTCTATCTTCTGAACCTTCTGGAAATTGTTCATAAATAAATTTTTCTAAATCTCCTGGTTTTTGAAATAAAATATCACTAGGGTTTGTTATATATGATTGCATATTAGGACTGTATGTTGATTCTTCTGTCATAGGATCAACAGTTCTAATAAAACCTGTATTTTGTTTATCAGGATCATTATATATAACACTTAATCTATTTACTAAATCTTTTTGAAAATTAACCATTTCGTCACTAGGAATTTCTGTATAACTATAAGGGTTATATTGATTTCCTTGCCATTCAAATTGAGGTTGACCTTGTTGATTAATCATTCTACCTAACATCTCTTGTGCTATAGGATCATCTGGATTATTTTGATATGTTTCAAAAATGTTACGTGCTTGACCATAAGCATCACCAAAACTCATATCTCCAAATCCATATAAATCACTATAGAAGTTTACCATATCTTTATTACCATCAGGTTTTAAAGCATCTTGGTATCTTAAAAAGTTAAGCATCTTTGTATAATTATCTAAACCACCATACTTTTCATATGCACTGTTAGGATCATATGTTGAACCTCCCTCATCATAGGTAGTTATACCTTTCTTTTCAAAATATTCATCTTCCCAATCATAGTTTTCTTTAAATAGATTTTCTATACTGTTAGGTACAAAAGGACTATACCAACTGCTATATTTTTCATTCATTATAGCATCTCTTTCTTTTTGTAATTTTTCTTCAGCTTCTCTTTCTAATTTTAATTTAGTATTATCAATCCATGGTTGTAAATATGTATCTAAATAACTTTCATTTCTACCTAATGGTGATCCATCTGCATTATCATTTCTAATATATTCATTTAATGCTTTATCAAAATCATTTGTCATAATAGCATCAGCAAATTTTGGATATTTACTTAGTCTACCAAGATTATAAGTAAAATCTGCAAGCATAAATTTAGTTCTATCAGGAAGATTATCATATGCAGTATCTCCATAATTAGCATTAATATAAATTTTAGTTTTTCTTAATGCGTTATCTATATCTTCATCTTTCCATTTTTCTGCTTGTTCTAATCCTACACCACCTTTATAGTCATTATAAATATTAGGACCTTTTCTTCCAAAGCCTATTGTAGCTTCTTTTTCAAATGTACCATCTGCATTTTCATGATAATATGGATAAAACATACCATCTTCATATATTTTATAATATGTTTTACCATCAGGTTTTAATACTGCTGAATTTTTATTTTTTACATAGTCCCAACTTGTTTCTTCTTGTTGTATAAATGTTCTAAAATTATCATACTCATCATCAAATGATGCTACCTCATCACCATTTTGATATTGTTTAATATCATATGTTTGACCACCAATTTTATATTTTAAAGGATCAGGAGTATTATCTAACGCATAACCTTTTGTTTGACCTCCATAATTATAAACATCTTTACCTTTTACAGGTGGTCTATAGTCATTAACTCCAGGTACTTTAACTCTTATATAAGGAAGTCCTGATGGATCATTTACTATTTCATATGTACTATTTGGACCTAATACACTTTTTATATCTTTTGCATGAACCTTTTCAGTATATTTATTTACAATAGCTTGATGGTCTTTTCTTAAATTTCCTGCAGTAGAAGCAGTAGGATCATACCCCTTTTCTTTTAAAAAATTAGTTCTCCAGTCATATGCTCCCGTTTTTAATGCATCTTTATATGTGTTTTTATCTTGTAAACTAAATAAACTATAAATACCTTGATCAAGATCTAATACTTCATAATTATCTAAATTAGTACCATCAACATCATTTCCAATACTTATAATACCTTGTTGATACTGAGGTAAATCTGTTTCTTTTATTAATTTATGAGTTTCTGTACCAGCTGAATTAGTACTTGCAATTATTTTATATCCTTCAGGATATATTTTTTCTCCATTTGCATCAAAGTATGGTACTTCTCCATAATTAAGTTTAATTCCATAACCATCACCAAAATCACGCAATGTTTCATCAGCATAAGCTTTATCTACTTGCTCTATAAATTCATTACCACTATGGCCTGACCATCTATATTCATTAAATCCAGCATTAGGTGTTCTATATACATCAGCTGTATAACCTTGTGTTTGTATTACTGTTTCAGGTAATGGTAAATAAACATATTCTTTACCTACTTTTTGTGCATAATCAACTAGTTCTCCTAATTGAACAGCAGTAGTATTACTAAATCTTTTTTTAAGTGCAGATTGAAATTCATCAGGATTATTTTGAAAATTATCATAAGCATTATTAAATTCTATAGCTTCATTTTTACGATAATCATATATTATTTTTGCATCATCATAATTTTGTTGTGCATATGCATTTTTAAGTTCAAGATATTTTTTAAATCCAGGACTTGCTAAAATTTCAGCTTTATCTTCAGCTGACAGATTATGTACACCGCCTTCTTCTATGTTTCTTTTTAATAAATCACTATGTTTTTTATAATCAAATTGATTCCAAAAATCATCTTGCGCCATAAAGTTTGTATAACGAACTCTATCTTGATTATTTAAAAGGTGAGCTTGAGCACCATTATTTTGCCAATGTCTATCATATGAACCACCTCTCATTACTCCTGTCTCAGCATCTATTCGGTCATATTTATCATGGAATGATGGACTCCATTCTTCATCTCTACCACTAAGATATTCTTTAATAGTTTGACCTTCTGTCTTTTTTATATTATTTTGTAATCTACCATAATCATCTACAAGATATGCATATCGTGAAATTTCTGAATTTACATCATCATCAGACCACGTATATGACTTTCCTTCACCATAAGAATGGCTAAAAGTGTTACCATAACCGGATGTTTTTATAGCATTTAATCTTGTTTCTAAATCTGCTGTACTTAAATCTTTAAATTTTTGTTGTTTATCAAGGTGTGCCTGATTAAAATAAAATTCTCTTTTAGGTACATTTGATGCTTCATTAAGAAAAATTTGGTTATTTTCATATGTATCTCTTGCTTTTTTATTAAACCATTGAGCTTGATCTGATTGACGTTCTAAAACTAAAATACCATCACTAAAACCACCATCTCTAGTATCATCTAAAACTATTCTTTGATGAGCTAGTGAAAATGGTTCATCAGATTTTTGTCTACCAGAAAATAGTTGTAATGGATTATAATGTTTATTTCCTGCTCCTCTATACGTAGGCAATAATGGCATATAATTTTGCATATTCAAACTGCTGTATTTTAAAGGATCAAAGTATGAATTTAAAACAGTAGCTTGATCTGGGCTTAATGGGTTTATATTATTTCTATTTTTCTTAAATGGACTAAAATCACCCTGCCAATATGCTCTCCATTTAGTATCAGTTTTCAATGGTGCAGTACCTACAGATGTTCCAAACAATGGATTTACATTTAGTAAAGTACCAACTTCATTATTAAAGTCAGTAAACGAAACTTTTTTCTGATCTCCTAAATTAAGATTATCAAATGCAGTTTTCATTATACTTCTATCATACAATTGGCCCGGATTTACTCCTTTTGTCTTATTTATAAATTGACCTAATTGCGATGTATTCATCATTCCGTCTTTGTTTACCAAAAAGTTCATGTCACCTTTTAGTATACTAGGAAGTTGATAAGGAGTAGTTGCAAAATCTGGAGTTGGCTGAGTACTTTTAATATAATTCATCCAATCACCATAATTTTGATATGGATTAGTCCCAGGAAAACCTTTAACAGTCCTTACTCCTAATTTAAATGCTGAAGGATTTACTGATATAGGTTTAGGCTTAAAAATATTAATAATAGGATTAATTGCTCTTTGTATAAGACTACCTGTACCTCCTTGCGCTTTTGGTAAATTTTTTGCCATAATAGATTTGCTATACTATAATATACAAAAATAAAAAAAATAATCCTAGTATCCCCCCTACACATTATGGCACATCCAGTAATTATAAAAGTTGTATGCATGGCATTTTAGTTGGGTCCTACACTGCGGCTCCCCTACTTTGTCCTGGACCAGTGTGTCCCCCCGGTCAAATCCAGGGCTAATTAACTTTTTACTAATCCATAAAAATTAAACAAATGGAAAACACAAAAACCTACGTGGTTCAAAAGGAACTACACTTCAAATCAGTAGCTAAGTCAAAGAAAGCCGTAATCTTTTGTTCAAACCCAGTCAGCAAAGCTGACGTGGACAGAGTTAGTAAACTCCGTGACAACAGACTTAACGGCAAAACTAATACAGGTGACACAACTATGCAGTTTGGAAAGCTAAAAGCCAGAGGCTTTAGTGCTCTACCAAACTTTGGTGTTAACTACTTCGTCCCAATGGACGTGAGTAAACACAAGGCAAGTGACTTGCCTAAAGTTGGTGACACCTTTACACTAGACGTGGTTGTTACAGAACAAGAGGATGGTACTGTTACCAATGCACGTCCTGTTATTAACCGTAAGACAAAGTCTCCGGTTACTAACTGCTTTTGGGCTTCACTTCCTAAAGCCTAACACCTAGGAGGATGACACGCAAGTGTCTCTTCCTCTTAAAGTAATCACTATCATGCATACTTACCTGTCATGTTTGTGCAATATTGTTACGTTTGCAACAAAAAACTAAAAAGTTTGACAAAAAAATGCATTGTGTGTGTAAAAAACTGTGTGAGACATCATATTTCCCACAAATCTCCACTTCTTACCACTTGACACTTACAGTGGTACATATTAATAACATAGCTATCATGAGTGTAGTAGTAGTACAAACTATCTACTATTACTCTTATGGTACTATCCTATACTATATGTCTCTTCTCTCTCTATAGGATGAGCATATATGTATCCGCAATATTAAAAAAATAGAAAGGCTGTACTATTAGTCAATACCTAGATGAATGCCGAATAAAGATTACTCAAGTCTAGGTCTAACAAATTGGCAACAGCGTATTCCTAAGCAAGAAGATAAACTGCTTAAGTATAAGGCTAGTCACCTTTAGGCACGTGCAGTAGTGCTGACTCGTAGTATTAACAACAGGAAGAAAACCTGACTGCATTTTGATGAGCCTGACTATGCTCAGTATAATACACTATACAATCAAGATAAATTGATTCATGTAATAACAAAAAGAAGAGAAAGACAGTATACTAGTTACTCTGAGAGCTGTCAATATAGTGAGAAGGTGTATCTTCTCTCTATATAGATTAATACTAGTAACCCAACTTACACGCAAAAAATATAATTATGAAACAATACAGAGGAAAATTAAAACACATAGATCACCATGAGACACTAAATGTTATTGGTGAAGTAACAGAAGATGGTGTATATAAGTACACACATCCTGACAACACTACAGAGTTTAGATACCTAACATGGATAAAAGATTATGCTTATATGGGTCCAAGCAATATAGTTATAAGCGCAATGGTTAGATCACATGTATGTTTTGACAATGGTTATCAAGCATCTATTATTAGTGGTAATAATGCACTTGCTGAACCAGGTCAATATGAATGTGCTGTTCTTAATGAAGATGGTGATATAGTAGATGATGAAGGAATACTACATGAATGGGCAGATCCGTATTGTTACTTATCAGTTGAAGAACTAGAAAAGTTACTCGTAAAAATATCAAAACTTATAAAGCAATGAAAAAACTAATGTTTTTGGTTCACAAATACAGGAGAGTTATGTTCTTACTTATAGTAGGAATATACTTTCTTGGTATTATTATGTTAATGATAACCGCACTAAAATGAAAAATAAATTTAAAAAAAAGAAAAATGAAAACAAGAAAATTAATAGAAAG